CCAGGCCCCCACCGGTCATTCTCCCCACCCTCACCCAGCCACTCAGGTTTCACATCACACACATCAATAAACCTAGTGACCCCATCAGCCCAGCGCACCACAAAGAAAGCCGGTGCAGTCTCGCTATGAGAGATGAGATGCCTGAACTTCCTATCCACATTCATGAACACTGTGGGGTATTGCGTAGAGGTACAGTTACGCTGCTTCACCTCAACCCACGCCACCAGCTCACCAGCACGCTCAGCAAAAAAGTCCACATGATAGAACTGAGGCAGATGATGCAGGGTGCAATTCCATGCCTTCTCTAGGTCAGCTTTGAGGAGCTCCTCACGCGCCATGTTCTCTGGGGTGTTTCGCTCATCAGGGACCTGCTCAGGCTCACTCATGAGAAATACATTGTCTTTTGCTCGACAACCCACATACCGTTATCCATCTCCTCAGTGCTAAACAAGGTAAGCAGCTAATCATTCAAATCAATGCGCCACAAATTGATGTCATCTGAGGCCTTGAAACCCACATGGTTTATCTTGCCCTTTTCCCACACCCCATAAAGACTGAAACCAAGTGCCTTCCAAAAGTGATTACTGTCTAAGTCCACACGACAACGCAGCGTGACTCCCATGCGGTCAAAGGTGTTGCAGAAATCTTTGACAACAGCAATAAGGGCTGAGCCGTAATCGAGCCTTCTAGCATCCTCTCTCACTGCAATCTGTTGCACCTTTGCATAGCTGTAAGCCTTGCGCCCAGGGGTTAGCAACACATAGCCCACCATGTCATCATTCTTCTCACAGATGAAAACGACAAAGTTTCGCTCACCACCAAAAACATACTTATCCCACACAGTTGCCTGAATGAAACCCACCGCATAAGAGTTATCCTTCTGCAGTTTGTCTATAAATGCTTTATCTTTTTCTGTCGCTGTTCTGACAGATAAATCATCTTTGACATAAAGGGTATTGCTGATACCAGTTGCACAATCGAACTTGCCGAGGTTCATTTTTTCCACCTAACCTTACTATCCACCATGAGTACCACTATACACACAAAGTAACAAAATCACTTGCACCCAAACTCCCCATCCCTACACTCCCAATGCTCACCCTGATCATGCAACGCCCTCACCCACGCACGCGCCCCAGGAATATCCGCAGCAGGCTTCACCTCCTGCTTATGAATCACAGTCCTAGGCTTCTCCCACTTAGAAGCGTTCCTACACCAAGTCCTAAACGCCCTCTGCACATCCTTGAACACAGACCCCTTAGCGATATGGAAGTCAATGAAAGCTTCTACCTCTTGAGCAATGAGGAGTGTGGGCCATTTCTGTTCACATTCAGCTCTGAAAGTGTCTGAGGGTTGCCAGTCCTCAGGGACAGCATGAGCTCTTTTGGTCTTTGTTTCAATATCATTATCTGGTTCTAGTTGAGTGGTTATAGTTAGGTTGCCAGCTGTGTCAGTACATACTGACTCCCCTGTCAGTACCCCCCTGACTGCTGTGTCAGTACCCTGGGTCAGTGTGTCAGTACCCCCTGACAGTCGAGGCATCACCCTCCTCAGGGTGTAAACATTGGACTGATAAGACTCACCATTCCTGCGGTGCGCCTTAGTAACAGCTCCAAGCTTGATGAGTTCCTCAATCGCCCTGTCTATTGATCGCCAATGACAGTGAGCTCGCTTAGCGATGGTCTCACGCGAGGGAAAAGCCTGCAGCGTTTCATTGTCTGCATATCGAGCAAGGATTGAGTAAACCCTGATTGCTCTGTCTGACACATTGGCATCTAACACCCACTCTGGGATGATGCTGAATCTGAGGTCAGTGTTGAGATTGTCTTGCATTGATTGTCCTTGTCTACCGGCTTAGCCCTGGTAGTCTTGGACTTAGCCGATGGTCGCTTCATCGGTTTCTGTGAGGGTCAGTCTGTGATGGGCTGGCCCTCACTCTATTCTACCCCCTAGAAGGGTTGGTCCTTCCAGTCACTCAATACCTTAGAGCCATCAGGTAACAGAAAGTACCACTGAAAACTCATCCGGTCAAAGACAGGGTGTTCCAGCTTCTCCCACACAGGTAGTTTGTGCGCCCACCCACGCGCTGTAGCAGCAAGCTCAGCGTTAGACTCCATGTCCCCATTCCACCTGGCACACACCATCATCAAGTTATCTGGGGTGTCCAATAGTTTAGATCCACCCATGCCCCTGTTTATCCTGTGGTGAGGCACTAGGTCATCCTCCACACCACAATGCCAGCAGTGCTGATCACGCGCCTGCACCAGCTTCAGGACCTTCTTAGGGACAGCCATAAAGACACTTTATACTTAGAGAGGGCCTGGATGGTTTCGACTAGCTGGGAAACCGCGCAAGCGACTCAGATAGGACAGGGGTTCGAGTCCCCTCAGGTCCACGATTATGACTTATGTGACATATATAAGCCCTTATATAGTCCCACAAACTTGAATGGCCCTCCTATCCCATAGGAAGGGAGGACCGCGCTTCACCAGCGGTGCACTTTAGTGCCTAGCGAGCTACCTGCGCCACTACTAGTTTACTTCTGCTCAGGCTCGAAGTCCTCAAGCCATTCCAGGAACTCCTCAGGGGTCATCACCGCTGTCATAGTTTCATCTCAGCCTGGAGAATCTTGGCAGCAGTAGCAAGCGCCATCAGCTCACTCTCAATGCTGCGCATCTTGGTCCTAATCCTGTTCACCTTAGCCTTAGCAATGTCACGCTCAAACCTCGCGTCAGCGCACGCAAGCTTAGCTGTAGCCTGCCTCTCAGCCACAGACCCTGTAGCGCTCAGAAACTCCTGAGCCTCACACCTATCCAAAGCGCTTTCAGACTCAGCCAAATCAGTCTCAGCCTCATACAGGGCCTCAACCCCCTTACGATTAGTCTGAGTAAGCTCTACTAGATCCTTCGCAATCTGTGATGGAATCACAAACACTCACCAACCTTCTGCACAACTCATCTTTCCAAAACTCACTTAGTAGCAGATCGTTTGCCCTTTGTGCCTCCAGGTACGCTTGGCTCAGCTCGCTCACTGAGGCCAGCAGGGGTGAGTGCGGTTGCATGAGCTTTCAGTTTCTCCAGAATCTCTGGTGCTGCACCCTGTTTGGATGCTTCCGCCCATAGTACTCTCAACTGGTCAACATTCTGTAGCTTCTCAGCTTCAGCGAGCCAGTCAATCTGTTTGGCTTTATCCTCGAAGCGTGCAACCTTCTCCATCTCCTCACGAGTAGTGCGCTTATTGCCACTGTAACCAGCGTTAGCGAGAGCTCTACCAATCGCTGAGGTCTCACAGTTCTCCAAAGCAGAGGACTGATTAGCCATCCCTGTGCCATCAATCTCGAAAGCGTAACCTGTGGCCTTAGGGCAGCCACGCTCCACATCCTCACCACTCAGAAACACTATGGCTTTGATGACCCAGATTTTCTCCTGCCGATACTCAGGCACAGTCTCATTCTCAGTCAGGATCCTGCCATCAGGGTTGTCAGTGTAGAACCGCTTGAGCCTTTCCTCCACCGTCTCATAATCAGCAAGATTGAACCTAGCCATTCCTCCACCCCTTCACAGGTATCTGCACCTCAGACCGCACCCATTTGGCAACAGTCCTCACATCAACATCAAACATACGCGCAACCTCTGACCTAGACACACCCAGGTTCTCCAGTTTGATAGCACGCACCTGACAGCGAGCAAGCAACTCCATCGTCTCAATCGTTGAGAACTTGTACTGGTCAGACAGTTCCCTCACCTCAGCAGCTACCAAAGACCTGAGCTCATCCTGCTCCAACTCCTCCGATAACTCCCTCACCAGGTCAGGGGTAATCTCATGCAACTCCACCATCTTTCCACCTCTCTTCTTTCACATAGTCAGTAATGATCTGCCCAGCGAGCACAGACACAGACACCTGCTTAGCCTTAGCCAAAGCAGCCAAACGCTGATACAGCTCATCAGGCAACTGCACTGTAACGAAAACCGATACACCCTCCATCAGCGTCTGCCCTTCTTCTGAGCCAAAATCTTAGACTCCAGCTTGTAGTAATCCCTCCAAAGGTCAGGCTTAGGAGTGGCACGCAAATCCGCCACATACTTATCAGCGACCCTCAACACATTCACATCTTTCCTATCCAAGATAGATCCTTTCCCAAAGCCTCTCAGCGGTTGCCTTGAGGTCATCAATCATTTGCTCATCACGATAAACCCAAACTGTCTCAGGCTCAAACCATGCAGGAGCAAACACACCATCTACTTCCATGCGCAACATCCACACAAACAGGCACTTCTCGGCCCCAGTGACATGAAGCTGCCACTGCATCTGCCTCCTGTATTGCAGGGGAATACTTTTCCAGTCCTGGCCTGTGGTCTTTATCTCAGCAATCGCACTGTGATCAAGAGACAACCCATCAGGGGTAGCCAAATGCCAAGGCGTTTCAGCATTAGCCAGCAACCAATCATTAGGCAGGATCCCATGCTTCTCATGCACAAACTTTGCCAGCACAGGCTCCATGTCCCTACCAAAAGCCATGAACGGGTTATCCTGCTCCACAAACTCCTCATGCCAATCCCTGACAGACTGTTCAAACCCTGCAGGGGTAGAAGCCTTAGCAACCTGTGTAGCAGTCACACCCTCTCTGCGAGCACGCAACCAGTCAGCCTCGAACAGTTGCTTAGAAGCAATGAACTGGTTAGGACCCAACATTGTGCATCCTGTCCCAGCGAGCTCTCGCAATCTCCAGGGCCTCATCAATGACAGCCTGAGCTTCACGCAACTTAGCTGCCCTCAGTTGCTCCCACGCGGTCTGCCAGATAGCACCGTTGTCAGAGTAAGCAGAGATCCACTCCTCAATCATGAGGTCAGCGAGCTTCTCAGCCTCACTACGCTGTTCCATATTCATCCACCTTCCTAGTAGTCTTGACTATATGACCCACCACAGACACTCTTACTCTCACCTAATGTCTGAAGTGGACCGGATCGGCAGGACACCCTGCATGGATTGCCCTGAGGTGTTCTTCCCTGAGGACTTCCCTGACAAACACACCAGGGAATACGCCATCAGGCTTGCACGCAAACTCTGTGACTCCTGCCCCATCAAAGATGCCTGCTTCACTTACGCCACAGAACAGGATGAGCGTTATGGGGTGTGGGCTGGGACCCTCCCAGCAGAACGCTAGTCACAACCCACCAAAGCGCTCAATGATGAGGTACAGGATTACCGTGCCTATGACCCACCCAAGCGATGTGGCCATGATGATTAGTGCCACCTCTGGAATAGTGCTCAGGTAAGTATCAAAAGCCTGTAGCATTAGCCATCCTCCGGCTCAGCATCCAAAGAGTGATGATTGTCCAGAGAGTTCAGAGCCCTCCTCAATGTGGCTGCCTGAGTCAGGGTGAAACAGATAGTTCCAGGCTCCTCCAACATCCACACATCATCAGTTAGGCGCACGATCACCTCACGCCCCTCAACCTGCACATCCATCATGAAAGCCCCCTCACTCTCAACATTGCCAAACCAGACATGACCGCCATACCTGCCATCACATAGGAGT